GTGGCGAAGCCACGGGTGGCGAAGCCACGGGTGGCGAACGATGAGTTGAGTGACGAAGTGTTGCAGGCGTTTTTGGAGAAGGCGTTCCGGGTCGCGACGGAAGCAGCCTTGCAGTCGACAGCGGCGTGGTATATGTGGCACGCCCACTTGACGCAAGGCTATTTCGCAGCAGCAGCAGCAGCAGCAGCAGCAGCAGATGTAATCCTTCACAGGCAAATTATCTGGATCAAGCCGGTTTTGCTTCTAGGGCGAGGGCAGTATCACTGGAAACACGAGCCTTGTTTCATGGGCTGGGTGAAAGGCCATCAGCCGCCCGATTACGGCATGGGCAACGGCGAACGAACGCAAACCACCGTTTGGGAAATCGGCTCAGTCAGCCATGCTGAGCGGAAGAAATACAACCACTCGACCCCCAAGCCCGTGGGGCTGTTCACGATTCCAATCATAAAACACTTGAAATGCGGCGAGATATGTTTCGAGCCATTCGGCGGGAGTGGGCCCCAGTGGGTAGCCGCCGAGCAACTCTCCCGCCTCTGCTACGGAATCGAACTAGAGCCGAAGTACGTAGCCGTCATCCTCGAACGACTAACCGACATGGGGCTTACCCCAAGGCTAGAAAATTGACCCATCTGGCAACACTCATGGTAGCGGCAACCCTAGCTCTCAATTCGCTCTATGCTGAGTTGAGCGGGCACGTTGCCCACGCTCGCACGCCCCGGGTCCGCACCATGCGTCAGTACACCGAGGATGAGTTGATCATCCCGGAGGGGCAGTACAAGGACGAGCGGTTCCGGCTCTATCGGCAGCCGTTCGTGGGTTTGCTTCTCGACGCGATCGATTCGGGACTCTGGAATCAAATCGCCGTTACTGGTTGTGTCCAGGGCGGTAAGAGCCTCTTCGGATTCGTCAACCCGGCGGCCTATCACCTATTCGAGTGCAAGGACAATGTGATCCTGGGCGTGCCGAACACCAACGTGATCGGGCGAGATAAGTGGAACAACGAGATCAAGCCGACAATCGAGGCGGGCCGGTATGCCGACATGATGCCCACGAAGGGCGTCGGGAGCCAGGGCGGCTGGGGCAACGAGGTGGCGTTCCTCCACGGTCCCAAGCTGAAGTTCATGACCGGCACGGGCGGGGACGAGAATCGATCGAGCTACACGGCCCGGGTGGTGATCATCACCGAGGCCGACAAGATGGATACAGCGGGTGAGGTTTCGCGCGAAGCGGACCCGGTCACCCAGTTGACGGCCCGGAGTGCTTCGTGGGACCGGTCCGACCGGCGGCTGTACATGGAGTGTACCGTCAGCCACACTCAGGGGCGGATCTGGCAAGAGTACATCAATGGGACGGCCAGCCGGATCGCGTGCCCGTGCCCCTACTGTCGAGAGTACGTGACGCCCGAGCGTGATTCGATACGGGGCTGGCATGACGCGATTGACGAGATCGACGCGGAAGAAAAGGCGTATTTCGTTTGTCCGGCGTGTGAGCACAAGTTGACCGAGGATGACCGGCGGGAAATGAACCGTCTGGCCGTATTGGTTCATCGGGGACAGGAGATTGACAAGGAAGGCACGATCACGGGCGACTTGCCGCGAACGCGAACGCTGGGCTTCCGGTGGAACGCCTGGAATAATATGTTCTGGAGCACGGCCACGATCGGGGCGGATGAATGGAGGGCAAACCATTCAGAGGACGAGGACTCTGCCGAGAAAGAGCGGCGACAATTTGCGTGGGCTACACCCTGGGATCCGCCTGCGGTGGAGTTGGCTCCGATCGATCCAAGGAAGGCCCGGGTCCGATACGGTCCAAGTCGGCAGGGATTCGTCCCCGAGGGCACGACAGCGTTGACGATGGGCGTGGATATCGGTAAATGGGTCTCCTGGTGGCACCTGACGGCCTGGAATGCGACCGGAGGGCCTCATGTGGTCGATCATGGGGAGTTTGCGGTCCCATCGAGCAGTATGGACGTGGAATTGGCCATACTGACGGCTCTCAAGACATTTCGAGACGAAACGGTTCTGGAAGGTTGGCCTTTGCCCGATGGGGAGCTTTACTTGCCTGAACAGGTTTGGATTGACTCCAGATACAAGCCAGACGCCGTGTTGGCGTTCTGCCGGGAGTCTGGGGAGCGATTTCGGCCTATTCAAGGCCTGGGGTACGGCCAGCACTACCACCGAAACTACACCCAGCCGAAAAAAGCCGGTGGGATGATCAAGCAAGTGGGCAACGGGTATCACTTTGTCTGGCGTCCGGACTTCGGTGTCTTCGTTGTAGAAATCAACGCTGACCAGTGGAAGGGATTTTGGCATGAAAGGTTGGTCACGCCGATGGGTCAACCGGGCGCCGCGACTCTCTACCACTCAACGAAAGAGAGCGAGCACCGGGACTTGATCCGGCACTACACGGCGGAGAAGCAAGTCAAGGAATTCATCCCTGATCTTGGGACGGTGTTCGTATGGAAGCGGATTCGGGCAAAGAACCATAAATTGGACGGGGCCTACATAGCATCGGCGGCGGCTGACTTTTGTGGCGTCCGGGTGGTGAAGATAGCGATAGAGCCCCGGAAGCCGCCGGAAGAGTCGAAACCATTCCTGACCCCCAACGGCGAACCGTATTTGATCACTGAAAGGAATAGTGTGTAGCATGGACAAGTTTTGGGTTCTGCTCAGGATGACAATGGATGGAGAACGTGAGATATTAGAGATTGGCTCATCGTTTGAGGTTGCCTGCAAAGCAGCGAAGGACCGGCATCAGTCCGGGGCCACGGCAATCGTCGTAATGGAAGCCATGGCGTTCGCGCATGATCCAAAACATGAACGTGACACGATTCCAAATTTATGCGATCCTGATGCCTGCCCAAGCGAAAGGAACGTGATGTAATGGCAAACGAACCATCAGATATTTTCGCATTTACCAGCACTGTAGCAAACAGCAACCTACAAGTACGGGTGTTCTTTGAGCCTGACTGTCCCGGCAATCAAGGAGGCTCGTGCGATTGCATCGTACAGGCGTCGTATAGTCGGGACGGTACGCCATACGGTTGGGAGACGCGGCTTGCGATGGGCGATCCGCGAACGATTGGCCAGGCTGTGGACGAATTATGTCAGCGATTATTCGGGCATGACGCCCCGGATTCAACCGAAAGGAATAGCGATGGACGATAAAGAACGGCGGCTGAAGGTGTTCTATCTGGATACTGGCCAGATTACACACTTTCTTAATTATGGCAACAATCTCCCCGAGTATATTACGGTGCCTGCGGGGCTTGAAGGCGTGCCGGAGGGTGCGAGAGTTGTCTCCGTCCATAATTCATACGAGCGTAGGGCGCTCGGTATTGTTGTGGAGCATGAGTCGTTTGGCGTAGTGAATGAGGCAGCACTACTGCCCGCATCGCCTGATGGTTCTCAACTGGATATGAGAGCCTATAAACTCTCACCCCTTGAAAAGGAAGTATAGACATGGCGAAGAAGAAAACAGCGAACAAGAAAAAGGCAGTCCGGCCGGGCGATACTCTGCCTGGTGGTATAACAGCAGAGGCTCCGGGACTGACCGACAATATAGTGAAAGTGGTGATTGGCGTGCCTACGCTCGACCCGCCAGAGCCGGAGGACGTTGTCATGGCCGGGGTAGACGTCTGTGAGGATTCCGTGTCTGCATCCGTGAGGCCAGGGGAGCTTCTCGCTTTACCACCCCAAGTCGAGGCTCGACGTATGGACTTAGGCACGACCTCGATCATCGAGGTGCCGTTGCGTGGCGAGTACAATCTAGGCCCAGGCCACCTTGACGCTCAGTTGAGCCGGACGCAAAATTCGATCTTGCGGAGGATCCAAGACGGCCTTGTTTTCCGCCACGCGAAGACGGCGGACGGGAAACCGGTCTATAGCCGGGCTTCGGTTTTGAAGTGGATGATTGAGGAGATCGGAGGCACAAATGGCGACGGATAACAAGCAGCCCGCCATTACACGAGAGGTATTCGAGCGTGAATGGCAAGAGAACTCCGGCCTAACCGACGAGCAAATGCAGGCTATCGGTGTGTGCGCTTCAAGGTGTTGCTGCGGTGAGGACGGTTGCCGAGGGTGGGCGATGTTGACACCAGATAAGTATCCTCGGTTAGATATCGCTTCCCTTATGTGTCGCCTGAACTAATACGCCCCGTATTCACCGTATTCACCGTATCGGGACTGAATGCCCCTCTCGCTGGTATAGACTGCCTCTTATGAGCAGTCTCACTTCCACCAGCACCTATGCGGAAGTCAAAGCCGCCTATTACGATAACGCCTCGTATGAAGAGGATGTTTCCGTAACCAAGGCGGCGGCTTTCATCACCGCTTGCAGGTTTCTCCTGCAACAGGACCCCAAGAAGGCTGGCTGGCGGGACAGCGCGACAACCGAATGGGATCCAGAGGTTCTGGAACGCCAAATGGCGGAGGCCCGTGACTGGAAGGCTGCTCAGGCTACGGTAACCACCGGCGGCCCCGGTGTTACATACGCTGACTTCACAAACTTCCGCGACTGATGAGCAGACGACAAAGCAATCCCGACGTGCGATCTGTCCCCCAGGCAATGGGCGATATCCGCGCGGACTATGACGCGGGCCGTAATAACCGATTCAAGCGGAAGCGGGTCGGCGTCAATTCGATGGGGTCTGGAGCCGACTATCACTACCGGAACGCGGCTGCATTCTATTCGACGATCGAACTGGCGGAGGATCTCTACCGCAACCACTCCAAGGTCGGGCAGGGCGTCCGGCGGTTGTGCGCGAACATCATTCAGGATGGATTCCAGTACGATCCCGACACAGGGAAGGAAGCGGTCAACCAGACCCTTGCCCAACGAATGGAGGACTGGTCTGGCAACGCTGAAGAGTGCGACAAGGCAGGAGAAGACTCGTTTCTCGATCAGACGTGGCAAGTATTCCGGGCCCAGGTTGTGGCGGGTGATATCTTCGGGCTATTCGACCGTGATGGATCGATAGCCCTTGTCGAGGCCCACCGGGCCAAGACACCACGGAACACGAAGAAAAACGTGGTAATGGGCGTCCTTCTGAACAAGCACCGCCGCCGCAAGGAACTGTGGGTTACAAAGGACGAGATTGACCCCACCAGGTCGATAGCGAAGGTTTCAGACGTCAATCAGTATCCGTTCCGAGATGCCCTTGGCAATCGGCAAATTGTGCAAGTCTACTGGGCAGAGCGACCAACGCAAACGCGGGGCGTGTCGGCGTTTCAGCAAGCGATCCTGACTGCCGATCATGCGGACGATCTTGAGTTTGCCCAATTGCTCAAGGCCCAGATGCAAGCCTGCTACACGATCTTCAGGCAACTTGAAGGCGGGTCGACCCCTCAAGCCCCGGGCCAGCGGGGCGAGCAGACCGAAGAGACTCGACCAGACGGCACAACGCGAACTATCGAGGGCCTCGGCCCGGCGATGGAAATATTCGGCTACCCTGGAGAGAAGTTGCAAGGGTTCTCGGCAAACGTGCCGAATGCCGAATATTTTCAGCACATGAACCTGATTCTTTCCACGATCGCATGTAATCTCGATCTGCCGGTCCAGGTGCTCTTGCTAGACGCGACTGGCGCGAATTTCTCCGGTCAACGGTGGGCAACCGATCAAGCTAAGTTCCGCTGGAAGCAACTGCAATCGCGACTGACTCGGCGATGGTATCGGCCGGTGACGGAATGGAAAATCCGCCAATGGTTGGCCGAAGACTCGACTCTCCGTAGGATTACTCGCGGGGCCGGCGTCGACCCTTTGCGGCACATGTGGACCCCGCCAAGCTGGCCGTATATCGAGCCGTTGAAAGACAGCCAGGCCGATTTGCTGCAAATGCGGAATGCTCTATCGAGTCCGCGGCGGGTTGCAATGCGGCGGTCCATGAAGTGGCCAAAGCTGGTAGCCGAGATCGTCGAGGATACTTCGTTACTCGTTGAACAGGCGTTCAAGAGAGCGGAAGAACTGAACAAAGCAAACCCAGGATTGGATATCACCTGGCGGGAAATCGCCAGCCTGCCGACGCCGGACGGGGTGACGGTGACCCTGGATTCGGGAGAAGAACCGGAGCCCGGACCAAGCAAGAAGGGAACAGCCGATGCCACATGATATCGACCTATCGCCGCTCGCGAGTACCGGGCTTGACCTTGATCAATACTTTGGTTTGTGGGCTGTCGACGATTCGCTATTTTTGGCTCAACTTGAGCGGATCGGGCAGATGAACCTTCTCGCTCATGTTGAGATTCATCAGTCGGGGCAAAGCGGTGATTCAAGGGCGGCGGCGAGTTTCGAGGGGCACGGTCCCGATCCACGCATTGCCAAGATTCAGATACAGGGAACCATGACGAAGCGGGGGAGTTCTTTCTCTGACGCTGGTTCGATGATTGCCCTTCGCCAAACCATCAGGGCAGCCGCAAGGGACGATGAGATATCGGGCATTCTGTTGGTGATTGATTCGCCAGGCGGGACGGTGGCGGGGACCGCCGATCTGGCACGCGAAGTATACAAGGCGAGGCAATCTAAGCCGGTGTATGCGTATGTCGAGGACATGGCAGCGTCGGCGGCGTATTGGGTAGCGAGTCAGGCGGATCGCGTTTACGCGAATGATGCCACGGCGTTGGTTGGCTCGATCGGTACGTTTGTCGGCCTCTACGATTACTCCGAGCAAGCTGCCAAAAAGGGCATTCGCCCGGTGGTAATCAAGGCAGGCACATACAAGGGCGCCGGATTCCCGGGTGCCGAGATCACCGACGAACAAAAAGCGATATGGCAAGAGATCGTAGATGCTACCCAAGCAGAGTTCACCCAAGGTTTCGCGCGGGGCAGGAAACTCAGCATCCAATCAGCAGAGGCACTTGTTCAGGGCCGCGTGTGGATGGCATCCGATGCGAAGGATTTGAAATTGATTGACGGTATTCAGACCTATCAGGATACCGTTTCTGAAATTGTTGACCGTTCTCGAAAAGCGAGGAAACGAACTATGGCTGAAGACAGCAAGACTACGGAAACCGGCCCCGTGATGGCCAGCTACAAGGACCTGAAAGCCGCTCTTCCGGGCGCCGACAACGACTTCCTGGCTTCTCAGTTGGAAGCGGAGGCTACGTTGCCCCAGGCGACCACGGCTTGGATGGCCGAACAGGGCAAGCGGCTCGAAGCGGCGAATGCTGCCACGGTCAAGGCCGAAAAATTGGAGGCCGCCGCGATCAAAGACAAGGAAGCCGCCAACGGGAAAGCGGGGCTTGATGTTGCCGGGGAAGGTGGCACTGCCGGGGAGGGTGGACATGCTGGGGACCCAACGGCGGAATGGAAAGAAAAGGTTGCCGCCAAAGTGTCGGCCGGCATGTCCAGAATGGCAGCGTCGAGCGCGGTCAATCGGGAAAATCCAGAACTTCGCGAGGCGTTTGTTCAAGCTGCCAACGTCTGATTCCCCCTCCCCAGGAACCATTTACCAGAACCTAAGCATAAGACGAGGATACCATGGGTGCATATATTGACACTCCTACCAGGACATTCCAAGCGTCGGCTGCAATCGCTCAACACTTGCGAGTCAAGCTCAACGGCTCGAACAAGTTGGCGGTATGTGGTGCGGGCGCGACTGAAACTGAAGTTGGCACGATGAGGGTTGCGGCCCTTGCTGCCGACGAATACGTGGCGGTGCGATTACCCACGGCGATGGGCACGACGAAGATGGTGGCTCTTACCTCGTTTGCACGAGAGGCTTTGCTCTACGCGGGCGCGGGCGGGTACGTCGACGATGTGGTCAACGGTAAGCCGATCGGCGTCGCGTTGGAAGCTGCCACGGCTCTCGGTGATGTTGTCGAGGTGCTTCGCATCCACGCCCAGGTGATCGTGACTTCGGGCGATGTAGTAGATGACGCGGCTATCTCGTTTGGCACGAGTACCGACGTGCAAGCGTTGTTCTCGACGGGTGATGCGTCCAATCATGCGTTCGTGTTGGCGTTGGATAACACCAGTCAGCAGATGCACATCACCGACGTCGGGGCGAAGGCGACTGATTGGAATCGCGGTGCCGGCACGCATCCCGAGCTTGCGATCCACTCCAACACCACACCTGCAACGGATTACCTGTCGATTGGTAATCATGACGGCACCACGGCCACGATTGACGTGGTGGGTGGAACCACGCTTGCTCTGGATATCGCTGGGACAACTGCCCTTAGTGTTACTGCCGCGGCTGTGACTGTTACGGGTGCTCTAGTCGTTACCGGCAATGATCTGCCGACCACGGCAGGCGTCGGCATCACCGGTGCTGCCGACAACTTCGCTAGTAGCGTCACCAAGCACGGAACGCTATTCAAAACGACCATTGTGGTCGATCTTGACGGCCTCAATTCCGGCGGTACTGCCCATGACATCATCGGCGCTGATGGCGCTGGCGTGGCTCATCTTGGCCAGATCACGGCGGCTCGCAATGGAACGATCTTCGCTGGTACGCTCACCTGCATTGAAACACCAGCCGGCGGTGATCCAGATGTCGACATCTGGGATGCAATCGAAGCTACCGGCGTGGAAGATACTGGGATTGCTGCCCTGACTGGTGAACATCAGCTCTGCAATGGTGGCGACCTATCCGCTGGAACGGTTGTCCCACTGACAGTCTACCCGGTGGCAAATCAGTACTTGTACTTGACGACCGAGGAAGTCACGGATGCCACGTACACGGCTGGCGTCATAATCATCGAGTTGTGGGGCAAGTAAACCAAACCCCGAAAGCGGAGTGAGACGTGAACGTATCCCCAGACCAATTATTGACAGAAATTGGCCGCCTGCATGTGGCCAATCAAGTATTGACTGAACAACTTGCAGCGTCACGACAGCAGCTTGTAGAGCAAGCCGCAGAGCATGCCTCACAACAAGGTGCCGACGCTTCGACTGAACCGCCCATGCCGGGCTAACTGAGAGGAAAAAGCTATGCCGTCTCCAGACACAAGCCTTGCTACCCAGCGGCCGGACCTGTCCGGTAGCCTGATGGAATACGACCTGGACGCAAATATGCAAGGGTTTATCGGCATCCAAGTATTGCCGGTGATGGAAGTTGCCAAACAGGCCGGGAACTTTGGCAAAATTCCGATTGAGCAACTGTTGAAAACCCGGGATACTCGGCGTGCGTCAGGTGCCGGGTATGCTCGTGGAGAATTTACTTTCACCCCGGCTACCTATGCGTGCGAAGAGCACGGGGCGGAGGATCCGGTGGATGATCGGGAGGCGACGATGTACGCGGAGTACTTCGATGCCGAACAGATCGCGACTGCCCGAGCGCGTAACTCAGTGCTGCTGAATGCCGAAGTACGGATCGCCGATGCGATATTCAACGCCACTACATGGACGAGCTATACAACGGCCGTGGGCACAGAATGGGATACGTCCGCGACTGCCGATCCGCGTGCGGACGTCAAGGCGGCCATGCAGTCCGTCTGGAGTCAGTGCGGCATGTGGCCAAACGCCATGATCATCGACCAGCACGTTTTCCAAAATCTCCAGGACGTGGACGCGATAATCTCCCGCGCCAAGTACCAGGGGTTTATGGACGTACGCCCCGGGAATATCAACGCGCAGCAGATCGCCGCTTGCCTTGGTATCGACCGGCTCATCATCGCCGGCGGTGCTCGTGACTCCAGCAAAGAGGGGCAGGACACCACGATTGCCTCCGTGTGGGATGACGAGTACGCAATGGTATGCAGGATCGCGACTACGAACGACATTCGCGAGCCGTGTATCGGTCGCGTGTTCCATTGGGGCGAGGATGGCAGCAACGTCGGTGGCATGGTCGAGAGCTACCGTGACGAAACTGTCCGCGCAGACGTTATGCGTTGTCGGCACGAAGTGGACGAGTTGATCCTCTATGTCGAGACCGGCCACTTGCTGAGCAACATCACCACGTAGGCTCGCCATGTCTCGTTTTGATACCTCGTTCGCCGCCAGCGGACTGCCTGGGCTGAGCTACCAGTTTGGGCAGTCCGCTACTATCAACCTGATCAATGGGCTACCGGTATCGGCCGAAAACGTAATCAAGGCGCCGGAAACGACGCGAACCGATGAGGGACAGGGCGTTAGCCAGGTGGTTCGGTTGTGTTCGATCACGATTGCAGCCAGTGATGTATCCGACCCGTATTCGATCACCACGATCACAATCGGCGGGGAAGACTGGACGTTTTCACGAGTCGAGGAACAAACGGGAGCCTATTCGATCGTGGAGATGCAAATCGTCCGGCGGGAGGTGGGTTGATGGCGACGGTAACCAGCTTGACGTATCTGCGAGCATTGCTCGGGGCCTGTACCGCGTTTCATGACTGGTGTGGAGAGGCCGATGCCACGAAGGCACTGGAGAGAATTTATCATCGCCAGCTACCGGCACCGAAGAACGGGAGATACTGGTCAAGAGCGGAACTGGAGACATACAGGCCATTCGCAATTGTGCGGGTGCCCGAAACTGGCGGGCTGGAATGGAGCATGGAGGCGATGAGCGGGGCCATGGAATCGGGCAGGCTGGAAATCCTCTTAGAGCAAGCCATTCCCGGTCCCCGGCGTCCGTATATTCCAAGCGATGACATCGAAGCATGGCAGGAAGCGATAGAGGAAATCGTCCGAGGGAGCACGGCGAAGAGCACGACGGGAATTCTCGACTTGTGTCATCCGGCGGCTGCGGGGCACCTGGACTGCGGGGCCGTCCGGCTAATAGGGCAATGGCCGAGTGACTTCAAGGAAGACACGGATACCGGACGGTTCTTTCGCGCGATCCTGGAAGTGAGCTATCCCTAATGCTTCACATCAAAACAGAATACAGCGGCTCGGTCGCCGTGATGGCGAAGGGGCAGGCGGTCACGACGCGATGGTTCCGTGGACTCATCAAGAACGCATACGAGGTAACGCTTGACTTCTGGCACAAGAAGATCCGCCCCAAACATTTCCAAGTATCGGCGATGGGGGAGTACGGATATGCACCGCGGAAGCCGAGCTACCAAAAGTCGAAGGGCCATCGGAGACCGCTCTACTACACGGGCGATTCAATGCGGGCAACCGAGCAAAATTATATCAAGGTATCCGGCGTGGGTGCATCGCTGCACATGGGCGCCGGTAATCTCGCATGGCACCCCGGCGGGCTCGACATGCGGGATGAACTGACGCGAACCACCGACGCGGATGAAAAAGCGATGGCGAACGTAGCTGAAGAGTCGATCGTCCATCAACTGCGACACCAGACCGCCCGGTTCACTCAACACATACGTTAGGAGACAGACCGATGGCCGTCACCCAAGTACTTGATGGATACGAGGTCGAATTCGATACAACTATGATCGGCGGGATAACGGCCATCGGTCTGTCGACTGGCTCGGAAGTTCTCACCGAGTCTGTCTCGGGCGCTCTGTATCCGCAGCACATCGCCCTGACCGCGCAGAAGCCGGCCGCGACATTTTCGACAGTCCAAATAGCGGCGGCGTTGGATGAATCGGGATTGGTCGGCGCATCCATTGCGGGGCTGGCGGCCGGCTTCAAAATGTACCTGTTTGAGCACGCGACCGGTGGTACACGAAGCGGAGTAACGGCCCACAATCTGTATACGATGGTCAAGGGAATCGTGGCGCCCATCAGTCTCACATGCGACCACCAAGGGGACGCGGTACTGAGCTACGCTGTAGCGATTGCTTCCACCGATGGGGCAACGGCTCCGGTCGTGATAGCTGTTGACCAATCGCTCCCCACACCCGCCGGAGATACCGAGCGATTCACCCTGGGGGCCTTCACGTTCGAGTCGCTTGCGTTCACCCAAGCAAAGCGGTTCACGCTCAATTTCGGCATTGATGCCCAGGTTGAGGGGGCCGACTCCGATATCTGGGACACCTTCCCGTCGATTCGGAGCATTGCCCCGAGCATCACGCTTGAAGGCATTGATCCAAACTGGTTGGCAGCGGCGAAGATTCCGCTTGCCGGGTTGGCCGTGACGCACGCCAACACCGCGTTCTATCTCCGCAAACGTGACGACGCGGGGAGCTTCGTGGTCGACGGAACGGCGGAGCATATCAAGTTCACGGCTGACGGATTCGCAACGATTTCGGAGCCGATCCAATGGGGCGGGAGCGGTCCTGCGACGTGTACGCTTGAGTTGCCTCTTCGTTACGACGGCACCAACCCGCCGTTGATTCTCGACACCTCATCGGCCATCACGTAGGAGTGTCCGTGTCTGGTTTTCTCTACTATCTCCCGACCCAAGCGAAGTCAATCGGCCTGGAAGAGTTGCAGGCTGCGGGCATGGGCTATGCGTTCGAGTCACCGAGCATGGGGCGGGTTCGGCTTGAGGGCAACGGTCCGGACGGCGGGGCGGGCGTGATGGTTCGCGGTGGTCCGAATGCTGGCCGGGTCGGCATCTATCCCGATAAACAGACATGGAGAAAGATTCCGGGGCTTGAGGCGTGGGTGGGGATTGATAACGACGATCGCCCGGTCCCCGGTGATGTGGCCCGAGACGAGCGGCTGAAGGGACACCTTGCACGATTGAACGATGGGCAAGAGTGGCTAGTCCCAGTCATCCGGCAGCACGACGAACTGGACGGCGAGAGAGTCTATCGTTGTGCCGTGCCGCAAGTCTCAGAGCTACAGGAGGACGGGACGTGGACGCAAGGCCGGGTGTTGGATCAATTCGCAGAGGTCTGGGACATCGCCACACGGTGGCAGGAGACGCAAGAGCGGGCACTGATTGAGGCCGACGATGAGAGCGACGAAGTGATCGTCACGTTCTCGGACGCGCACGACGCGGCGGCCAAAGGGTTGGCCGTCAACTATCGACTCGGCCCGGCGGAATGTGCTCTCTTGGAACTGTTTACCGAATCGGCCGTTGGCCATGTGCTTAACGCGATGATTGACTGGCCATCCCAAATGGAGTGGCTAAAAAAAACTATCGAGGCATCCGGTGGCGAACCTTCCGGCGATGGGCCCTCGGACGATTCCCCGGATACCGACCAACGCTAGCCGACCTGTGGGCCCTTGATGTGGGGTTAGGATCATGAGCAACGAGATACGTGATATCTTTCTGGGTGGCGATAACGTCTGGTGGAAAGACGCCTCGTTGGACTCTACCGGTGCAGCCCTCACGGTTGCTGATGCTTGCAAGTTCTCGATATATGCAAGCGATTACCCGACGAGCGAAGATAACGGGACCGTGGTGACCGGGGCAGACGCGGTGTCCATGACATTCGTGGCGGGCTCCGACGGAAACTTTGTGGGGCCGTTGGCTGCCGGTGTACTTGTGCGCAATACGTACTACTGGCTCGAAGTGACCGCCACTCCAGACGGCGGCAGTCCTCATACTCGACGCCAGCTCTGTAAGGCTGTTGATCGCGACTTCAACCCGTAGGAGTAGCGATGACAAGTATGGTGCGGATGGACGTAACGCTTAACGAGCGCAAAGCGGTATTGGCTACGAGGGCGATAGCAGGCGGCTTTGACAAAGTGGCGGAATCGGAGAAGAAGGCAGCCAAGGAATCTAAGGCCCTGGAGACACAAACCAAGAAGCTAGGCCGTGAAGCTACGAAAGCCTGGGAGAAAAGTAAGTCGGGAGCCCAAAAGTACCGCGATCAGATACGGATGCTCGACCAGGCAAAAAAGGCCACGATTCTCACGGAGAAGCAACACGCTCAGGCGGTCCGGTACACCAAGCAACAGTTTCAGGCGGCGGGCGTGGCCGCCCGGCTAGCGTCCCGTGGTGTCAGAACGGTTGGAGTTGCCAATCAAGCCGCGTTCGGCCCTGCGGCACTTAGTAGCCTAATGAGGTACGCGGCGGGATATGTTGGTGTATCGGCTGCTGTGCGAGGGGTTACGATGGCTCTTCGCGAAATGAGCAAAGTACGGCAGGAATCGGCTGAGCGTCAAAAGGAATCAGAAATTGGGTTGGGCTCGCTGGGCCAATTGGCGTTGGGCGACCCGGTCAAACTCCGTTCATTGGTTAGTGCAGCCAAGCAGACCTACAGGGAGGGTGGTGCGGCAACGCTGGGCGAAGCGGGCAAGATGATTTTTCAACTGGAGTCTGCCGGTGCTTTGGAAGATTGGAAGTTCTTTTCCGACCTGCGGAGTCGATCACTGTTGGAGCAACCGGGCAAGATGGGAGCGGCGACGGCGGCCCTCAATAAAACGATGGGGGAAGCGGAGACCGGCGGCACAAGGGCGTTGGTGTCAAAAGGGTTTGCGGCCAGTGCATACAGTCCCTCATCGGTTGAGGAAATCATGGCCGCGTCTGCAACGAGTGGGCTAACTGCGGGTCTGATGGGTATGCGAGACGAGCCGATATTGGCAGGTACGGCCGTCTTGGCTACCCAAAAGGTTGATGCGGCAACTGCTGGCACGTGGTTTTCTCAAATGATGACGACGTGGCAGGAGAAACCAGAGATAGAGGGCAAGACGTTTGAGGAGGCGTTAGACGTTACGCAAAAGATCAAAGAGAGCATGACGTCAGAAGAATTTGCCAGATGGTTTGGGAGAAAACAGGGCCGGCTGGCGTTTGAAGGCATCATGGCGGACCGTCCTCGGTTTGAGAAAGCTCTTCGTGACATAGACGTAGCCGAGCAGGGCAGTATGGCCCAAAAGGCGATCGATGCGGCCGACACAATCCCTGAACTGGTGGCGGTACGGTCGCAACGACAAGCTAAGGCCAAGAAGGAACTTGGCGAGACGGAACTCGGCATTCGTCGTAATCTTACCGACACCATGATGGACAGCATGCGGACGCGGGGCCGCGACGTGGCCCGGCGCAGCGACTACCCTCGAATTGTAGAGGGAATGAATCTTGTTACCGACATAGGTATGCGGGGCATACGTGCCCTTTACGGTGACGATACGATGCTTAGGACGTTTGGTGGGGAGTTACCAGAAGGACCACTTCAGACGGAAGCCAACAAGGCTCTTGTGCGGCAGGACATTAGGGCGGGTGGGGAGGATCCTAATTCTCCTATCTTCGCGGCAATGCTGGACATGCTGGGCAACATTGACAGCAAGATGGGCGAAGCGAATGCAAACAACAGTCGACAGCCGAACTACGTACCTGTTGAGTCGGGAGTAGATACAGACGCCAACGGAATTGATAAGTAGAAAACCATGGCCCAATCAGTCGGCGGAACATCCTGCGATAAAGTGGTGCCCGACGCACCGCCCGCGAAGAAAGAGCGGGTTCTGACGTGGATAGTCCCCGGTCTGTCTGGTATCGGTTCTCACAAGTTGGGGCTGAATGATTCCGAGTGGCAATTCACGCTTGTGCTCTTCGACGTCGACGCTGACTGTGATGCATGGGCACTGCTCATCAACGCGATGCAATCGACCATAGTGACCATCGTTGACGACCACGCGGACAGCTACACCGGGATGCTGATCACTCAAGTGGGCAATCCTCGAAAGACGGTGGCGGCTTACTCGAACGGCAGCATTCTGGACAAACGGTGTGAGATCACAATCAGAGGAGTGATTGTCTGATGACTAGCTCAACCGGATTGATGGGGGTGGTTGGAGGTCGTGGGGAGCCTCCTCGCCCCCATCGTCCGCGTTCGCAGATATTACAACGGCTATTCCAGAAGACGGTCACCTACTCGCAGACCCGGCATGGAAACGTCTCGACGGTCACAATCACGACCAACCTTTCCGGCCTCGTCTATTATCACTGGTATCTGGACGGCGTCTGGGTGGGGGGCACGACCACGAATCAGTTCTCATTCGTGGTGGCGACCGGAGAGCAAGCCCGGATAGAGTGCGTCCCAACGCAAGATCCGTATTTCGATTACGTCTCGTACGGGCCAACCGTTCCGGCGGCAAGAGTTGTCCTGTGGTGGATTCGATCGGCTGACTCTGACGTGAGGGAGTACAAGATTGAGCAACAGAAAGACGGTGGTAGCTGGTCAACAATTGCAACGGTTCCCTACGCTGCGGGTGCGTGGGATTATCAAATCACGAGTCCACGGTTGGATGACCTCGGATCTTATGCGTGGCGTGTTACGCCGGTCGACGCGGTGGGGAACGAAGGGTCGGCGTCATCGCTCGCAGCCCGAACAATCGTGAGAGTGCCGGACGCGCCGGACTTCGCCATTGCGTTTGATGATGGGACAACCAAGGTCACGTTTTCGGAGGCGGCATGATGAAAGAAGCCACCGTGAAAATGAGTAAGCCAAGGGGGCGCCGGACGCGCATGGCCCCGGTCGGTGGCCGGTGCTGTTATCAAGTTGCGTGGCCGTGTGATACCCCACTTTCCGCCCCAATCGCCCGTGATGGCCTCTGCAACCGCAACTGGCGGAAGCTGTGGGCCGTGCGGGACTTTCGTCGGGGGCTGCGCAAATGATAGCCTTCACCGGTCCCGACGCACTACGAATCGAATCCGCTTCGGTGGAGGTGCAACACCTTCATGTGATCGGCACGATTCCCGGTGTGATTCCGCTTCTGGCGGCTGGCCGGAACGGCCCAGGCTCCGCACGACTGGCAAGCAGCGGGGACGGGACATATCTACGATGGCGGGCTCCGGGGTCAACAGTCTACGGTGCCCCGGAGCGTTGTGCGGCAGACGGCAATTATCTACTGCGGGATGGTCTCGACGCCTGCAAGTGGCTCCGCGCCCAAGTCGATGCCTCGGAACTGGCGAGCGGCGCCCGCGAGACGGTCGTCACGTTGGTCGACCGATTCAATACCGCGATCGCGAGCGACGATGTATCGGCCGCGGAGGCCACTGCGGGCGACGTTGAGGATCATACCGTAACGCTGAAGAATCAGGGTAACAAAATTCTGAGTTGGCTCAAGGTATGGATTGACCCGGTCGTGGTCAGCCTTCAGATGGCCGACGATGGGGCAACGTGGGTTTCGCCAACAAACAAATCATCGGCGTTGACGTTGCCTGACCTGGCGGTGGCTGGAACCGATGTGCTACACATCCGCCGAACGATTACGGCCGGAGCCAGTTTCGACGGCGGCTTACTCAACCATTTACATTTTAGCTGGAGAGGATAATCATGGCCGGAAGAATGTTCACGGTCCCGTTCGATCACCTCACGACCTTGGCGGCTGCCGATGCGATTCAGACCATCGCATCGGTATTCACTGCCGACACGCTGGGTCATCGGTGCCGAATTCGGGAGATCGGTCTAGGGTGTTCGGAGGCGGCCCCTGTCGATTTGATGATCGGGGTATCGCTTGCGAGAACCAGCAACGTCGGCGCTGGCACGACTACATCAGTGACGCCGGAAAAGTGCGACAGCCTAAGCCTTGCATCGATCATTAGCGGTGCGAAAAACTACACGGTCGAGCCGACAACGTACGGGCTGGCTCTCTGGGCAATGGAAATGCACCTTCAGAGCACCCTGCTGGAGAAGTTTGGCTGGACCGCCGAAGAGGCATATCCGTGCAACCGAAACGAGTTGATCGGGTTGCGGGTGACCATCCGCACGGCGGTTACTCGTGACCTGTCGGGATACATCAAGTTCGAGGAATTCTGATGCTGGGCGGCGGCATGATACAGACGCGACTCCGGCCGGCGGTCCGGCCCGTGCGAGGGAAGGTACTGACGACAACCAAGGTCGTCTATTGCCTCGACGCCCGGGGTCTGTACCGAGTGTTCAACGATGCCGAGTATCGATTCTACCGGTCGAGTTCCGCCCCGCCGGTCGAGGGCGACACGCCGTTTGCGACGAATGCCACCCTGCCTCACGAGCCAGCCGACACCTATGCGGACGGGACGTGGTATCTGTCGGTGAGCTACTTCAATGGGATCTATGATTCCGGCTTTCTCCCCGTGGGGCCTCGCGGTGAAACGTACCTCCGGCTTGATCTGTCGGGCGGAGTGGAAACCGGCACCCCACCAGGGGCCCCTCTCCATTGGCACCTAACGAACGTCGGCGGCGGCGTTGTGCGAGTCACGGGGATCTACGCTCAGACGGGCTCAGATAGGGCTCTTGACTGGTCGCTGGCCTACACGGTCAACGGCAGCACACCAGCCACGGACACGCCTGACGTCAACGTGACGATGATCGTGGGTGGTCTGGCTCAATTGGTCTACGACCTGCCCGCCCAGGCGAACGGAACCACGGTCAAGGTCCGGCTCCAAACCCGCCGGCTTGATTCGGGCTACGTCTATTCTGAGGACTCGACGGTCGAGACCATCACGGCCGACGCGACCGGGCCGGCAGCGGTGCAGGCGATCGAGGGTGTGCAGTTCATCGGGGAGGGTAAGTGATAAGGGAATCGAAACCGGCAGCGGACAATCCCCCTGTCCGCGCGGATAATCAGAGCGCCAACATCGCCAACATTTTGGACGACTTATGAGCAGCACCAATAGCCATAACCCATGGAGTGGTGGGGGCTTACCGCCTTGCGATCCTAGTTTGCGAGCCAACATTTCGCGAGGACAATCGCGGACAATCCCCCTGTCCGCTCACTGTCCGCAACCGGGCGCAAAACCGGGCGCACCGGAAGCGCGGCCTCCCTGTTATTGGGGGGGTGTCTAATGCCAGCCACGATCACCACCCCGTCGATTACCACGACCCCGCCGGATGTCCCGGTCCCTCAGATTCAGATCAAGCAGGGATGGCAAGACCAATGGCAGTACGACCCGCAACTCCTGTTCACTTCCATGTCCACAGCCAGCGCGGCCCAGGACTTGTCCCAACTGGTTTTCCACCGCCGCTACGGAACGGTCAAGGATACGCACGAGACAGCGTATCCGGCGGCACGGGTCGAAGTAGACTTGACTGACTGGTGGCTCCGGGTCCGGCTCCCATCGGCCGATGCAACCGAAATGGAGACTGTTTGGATAGGGCGGGTGAGCGGGGATGATGTGAGCCAGCACGCATCATCGGCGGTTGTGTCGGGGGTGCAGAACTGGGTAGCACACGGGCCCTCGCAGATTCTTCGCAAGCGGTCTATTGGGCGGTCGTTTCACCTTCGGGACGGGGAGGCTCAAGAAATCGGCTGGGTTCCGCCGCTGAATGACCCGACCGATAGTGAGACGGGGAACCGGAGTGACCTCAAGCTCGACGATATCTACCTGTACGGCGGAACCGGTCTTTGGACGTATCGCGATTACGTCGAGTACCTGCTGAAAATGTTCTTGGACGAATCCGCCACGAATGGCCCGGAGTGGACACTGGCTGGACTGACGGACGTTCTCGCAGAGTTGCGTGGACCGATCCGATGGGGCACGACCCAGACCGCGAACCAAATGCTTCGCCGGTTGATTCCGCTGGATCGCGGGCTGGACTTCACAATCCGGACCATCGCCAACCGGACCCCAAGCCAAGGCCCCGACTGGCCGGAAGCGGGTTTTGAGGTGTTTGTCTTCGCGGTCTCGCCCCACGCCTACACGTTCGCGGGTGTCACGATGCCGCCGAACCAGTCACGCGTTACGCTTGACGCGGGGGCTGCAAACGACCTGGCTTCGCCACCCGTGATCGTCACGAGCAACGAGCGGAAGTACAAACGGATCCGCGTGCTCGGCAAGAGGATTGTGGTTTGTTGTTCGCTTTGGGGGGCGAACGCTCCGAACGTGGCGTTGGTTCCCAACGGGGCGACCGGAACACCGCCATTCGTACCGGGCAACAAGACATCATTCCCGACGCTGGTGAAAAAGTGGTCGGATGATATCGAGACAGAATATAAGACAGCCAATGGGGCGTCTGGCGATGAGGCTGCGGATTACGATGCGTTCCGCAGGCAGGACAAATACACCGACGTCTATTCATCCCTCGGGGCTCCGTTTGATTGGGATATGAATAACGGGCATGCACTGCCGTGGTGCGATAACGAGGGAGCGCTGCGAGTCGATGATCCAGACACGCCGGCGGAATGGGAACATGAGGCTCCGTATCAACTGACGATTCGCAGAACACTACCGTGGCTCCCATTGAAGGAGGGCGAAGATTGGACGGATATCAAAGCGGCTGCCGTGGTTATCCGCCAAACGCCGTACGACGAGCAGCACCCCCGGGGCAAGGTGACCGACGTTGACGATCATCAGGCCGACTACCTCCCGCCGATCGCGTGGCTGTTCGACGTGGGGACGTTCTCGTATGTCGACTCGACCACTCTCGGTATCGGGTGCCGGCCGAAACGTGATGACTGGGGGATCTTACTGAAGTGCTCGCCAAATCACCTAATGGGCTTCAATCACTTCGGGACCGAGGCGGATACCAAGACAACCAAATGGCCTCGATACGATTGGGAGGCGGTCGCAGCAACGATCGCATTTGAAGCCGATCAACGCTACACCATGGAATGGGCTGACGAGGATGCGACCGACAAGGATGGCGTGTTGGAAATCGAGGTCAACGCGGAGGCTCACTACCTCGCACCGAACACGATCGTAGCCAGTCCGTTTCCCGACTCGACTCCCGCCGTGGTGCTCTCCGGCGACAAGGGCAGGCTGATCCGTGAAGACCGGGAACTGATGGGCCTCACAATGGCGGGGGCGATCAGTCGATACAGCCACGGCCGCAAGAGGGCGAGCATTACAGTGGCAGGACTCTCTTCCTGGCATGACCTCGTGGGTCAAGTACTCGACACGATTGACGAGAATGGCCAGAGCCACGACGTCAACGGGGTGGTGTGCGGAGTGAGATGGGAGCGGCCCTTGAGTGGGTCACCCAAGACGATCATCAAAGCGGGGTACGCATCATGAGCCGCACCGCATCTATGGGCCGCGAGCCGCTACCGGTTGCACCGCTCGAATTGTACGAGATCACCGAGGCTCCTATGTATGATGACGACCGGGCCGAGTGGAAGGTGGTGGCGGTTCCGGTTCGGGCCAACTGGGGGTTTGTCAGTGGTGGCGGCGAGTGGGTTGGCGGCGGGCACCGGACCGATGGTATGAGCAAGCTGCGGTGGCGGAAGGAAGACGACGATTGGGAGAACGATCTTTGGTTGCCCGACTGGTGGCGAGACCCGTTGAAGCAAGAGGCATTCAAGGCACCTCCACCGGTTTGGGTTGGTGAACGATTGTACGCGGCGAACATTGACGGATACCTGCACTTACAAGGGAGCTACAAAGACAGGGAGGTCGGGTTCGTCCTGAAGGAAGCCCATCAGGGCCGCGGCAACGAGACAGATGTTTACTGCGGTATTTGGAACATCGCCGATCAAGAGTGGGAGTACGGCTGCACACCGGTCAAGGCGATGATCCATTGGAGATTCGGAACCCCGGAGCCGGCAGCGGGCGCCACCGGGCTGGGTGTCTGGCGGGAGTCGACCGACAATGGAGCCATCCTGGAGGTAGTGGTTGGCGATTGCGATTCCGTGCCGGTGGCGTGTTCCTAGGAGATCAACAATGGACCCTTGCTGTTGCGGAGGTTGCTTGATTTGCGAAGATGACTTCGACGATGCGGCTTCCTCAACGCTCAGCAGTAACCTTTCTGAAGAGTCCGGCGATTGGGAATACACCGGCGACGGTGAAATCCTAGAGAACGGAACCATCAACGCGGTGGTGATCTGCAACACACCGTCACAGATTCTCCATGAGGTAGTTGCTTACGCCACATTCGCCGAAGGGGAATTGGAGGCCGGAGACAAGCCCCGCGTCATCGTCGGCTACCTGAATACCTCCAACTATCTCTTTGTTGAAGCGGTCTGTGCCGGAGCCAATTCGACTCTTGCAGTCTGGCAACGTGTTGGGGGTACCAATACCAAACTCAGGGAGATAGGCGTTGGCGATTTCTACACTGGTGAAGCCCCAACGATTACCGCTTGTGTTACTAGGTCCGGCCTTGCCGGCTATCTTCATCCAGTCAATCAGCAATGGGTTTGGTCTTGTGGCACAATAGCCCAAGGCAGATACTCGGGGATCGGAAACGGAGCGGCTCAAGACTTAGAGTTCGATCTGTTCTCCGTCTCCAAGCATTACAACGCAGACCCCGATTGTTTCGAGTGCCAGTGCGAGTGTGATTTTGACGGCCGACCGTACAATTGTATCCCGTGGGTACTGCTTGTTACCGTCATTGGAGAAGGAGAATGTACTGAGGGCTTGACCGGCACGACGTTTGAAATCACCTATGATCCCGACACAGATAGCTGGAAGAAGAGCAATTTTGCATTGTGCGGCCCTAATCCGTGGAATTTCGAGATTAAGTGCCATAGTGAGGCCAGCAGTAGACGATTTGTCATGGATGTCAATGTCACAGAGTGCGATGAGACATTCCCTGTTGATTTGGAGCCGGATGTCAGCAGTACGTGCGAACCTATCTCTTGGGTCTATACTGGATTCGAGATCCAGAACACGCCGTTGATAGGACGAATATGTCCCTGTTGCGACGAGGACACAGGTGGATCCCTTACGTTTGTCGTGACGAAACCATGAACGAATGCACGCTGCCCACTACCGGCGGAAAGGTATACGACTGTCCCAAGCTGAGGTGTCGCATGACTCCCGCGTGGTGCAATCTGTACTACACCGATTCAGCGTACGCGGCCAAGTGGGATGCCGGAAAAGGCCCTGGACAAAACCTACCGACCGGGATTCCGATAACTCGACCAGTACCGCAAGACCTGCCGCCGCTACGTGAGCAGGTGATCGGGTTTCTTGGGGCGATGGCGAAATTCGTTGCCGATGGGTGCCGGGTGGTCGACGGTGCCGAGTTTGATCGTCGGGTGGCTGTCTGTATGGAGTGCGAATACTTCATTCGCCGACCGGGCCGATGCTCGCAGTGTGGATGCTGCGGAAAGCTCAAAGCAAAAGGAAGGGTATGGGCGTGTCCGAAACACAAGTGGTAAACGCCCTGGTCGAGGCCCTCGACAACGCGACCGGCCCGGCCCGCGAACCAGCCCGCGTCGGCCGACTCTTGGCACGCTGCCAGCAACGATGCCCGGAGTGGTTCCGTGAGTGCCAGCGCTACGACCGGGAATCTTGGATCCGGATTCTGATCACGCCGGGCGTCCATTGCGAGTGGTGTCACGGGGTAGAGTGACTGTCAGTCTCTACGCATACCTCGCATCCACAACGGCGGCACCAGCGGAGGGCACATTGGGCCGGTCTATTTCTTGCCCATTGCCGCTTCTCGTGCGTCCCCAGTGGAAATCCCCCTCTTGACAGTTGACGACCGGTAGGGCGTTGGGGATCTCGATTGAGACGAAGCCGTAGTGTCGCAAATGAGTTAGTGAATTGTTCGATATTCCGCTTGTAATCTGAGAACCCTATGGTACTCTGCCTAGGGATCAACAGTGTGGAGTAGCACATGACCTATCAGATTCTTATCCGGCCGGCCCGTCCATCAGGGAGCTACTCCTCCTCGGGCGGGTCGGCTTTTTTCATGGGGAGTAGACCATGCGATGTATCAGATGCGGACGCGAGCACAATGAAACGTATGGCCAGCGATGCGAAGATTGCTGGGCTCTCGGCCAAGCTGCGATCGGGATTGCCGGGATTCCCGGCCTGTCTGGGCTCAGTGGCAATCACCGACCGATCAAGGAAAGCGTTCCGAATCATCCGGACTTCGCCGCGATGTTGCGGGGTGAGATCGTGGTTATTGCGTAGTGTGTGCGCTGTCGGGTCGAGAGGCCCGGCGGTGTTTTCAATTCATAAGGTGAAATGATGACTACACGTACAATCACATCTCGATTCGACGGCCGTACGCTGTACGAGTGCGAAGCGGAGTCGTTGCTAAAAGCGTTACGAACGGCAGTGCGGAGTGGTGCCGACCTCTGTGGTGCCGACCTCCGTGGTGCCTACCTCCGTGGTGCCTACCTCTGTGGTGCCGACC